TGGCGTTTTGGCTGATGACGAAGTCGAAATTTTCACTGATGAAGAATTAGAACTGAGTCACAGTGATGAAGCATCTTCTTTCGCCACGCCAAAAGAAGAACCAAAAGAAGAACCAAAAGAAGAACCCAAGGAGGATAAAAAGATGGCAGAAGAACTCAAACACAAAGACTCGACTGACAAAACTGTTGAAGATGTTATCAACAGTATGACGGAAGAACAGAAAAATGTGATGTATGCTTTGGTCGGGCAAGCTCTCGATGACAACACCAATACTGATGGGGGTAACGAAATGAAACACAACGTATTTGATGAAAAAGACAACGAAAAGGATGAGGAGCTCGTCCATTCCGAGATGATTGCTTCTGCGATTCAGGAAGCAAAACGATTTGGCTCGCTTAAGGACAGCTTTCTGTCTCACGGCATTACCGATGTAGACTACCTTTTCCCGGATGCAACAAATGTAACCAACCAACCCATTTTCATTCGCCGTGATACCGGTTGGGTCAGTGATGTAATGAGCAAAGTTCATCACACTCCGTTCAGCCGTATTAAATCGACGTTCGCAAACATCACCGAAGATGAGGCTCGGGCAAAAGGTTATATCAAAGGCAACGAAAAGAAAGAAGAGACATTCTCTCTGCTCAAACGTACCACGACTCCGACCACGGTCTATAAGAAACAGGCTATGGACCGTGACGACGTCATTGACATTGTCGATTTCGATGTCATCGCGTGGATGAAATCGGAGATGCGCATGATGCTTGATGAGGAACTTGCTCGTGCATTTCTTATTGGTGATGGTCGTCTGTCGTCATCTGATGATAAGATCAGCGAAACAAACATTCGCCCGATTTGGAAAGATGACGATCTGTATACCATCAAGTCGACGATCGAAGTTGCAGCAGGTATGTCATCCGATCAGGTAGCAAAAGCATTTATTCGTGCAGTCATCAAGAGTCGCGAAGATTATACTGGTTCTGGCAATCCCGATCTTTACTGTGCAGAAGGTACTCTCACTGATTGCCTGTTAATTGAAGATTCTACTGGCCGAATGATTTATGAGTCTGTGGATAAATTGGCGATGACTCTTCGTGTGGGTAAGATCATCACTGTTCCCGTTATGAAGGGTCAAACTCGAACTACATCAGACTCAAAAGTTCATACCCTCATGGGTCTCATTGTCAATCTTCAGGATTATAACGTTGGCGCAGACAAAGGCGGTTCAGTAAACATGTTTGATGATTTCGACATTGACTTCAACAAGCAGAAATACCTGATTGAAACCCGTTGCAGCGGTGCTCTTACTGTTCCGCACTCTGCGATTGCTGTTGAATCTGTACCGGCTGCCTGATAAGAGGTAAAATTTCAAAATGAAGTTTCATGGAATGATCGGATTCATTAGAAATGTCGAAACGTCAATAGGCATTATAGACGAAATTTCTGAAGAACGACTTTATACTGGTGATTTTATAAAAATGGGAAGAAGAATTGAACCTTCTTCTGATGGTGTGAATGACGGTATAAGAATTAATATTAAAATATCGTTCGTTGGTGATCCATATTCCATGGAAAATTACTTTTCTATCAAATATGTTGTGATAAACAAAGTAAAATGGAAAGTAACAGACGTGGATGTTAGTTCAAGTCCAAGAATCGTTATAAGTTTGGGCGGGGTGTATAATGGATGAGATTGAAAAAATTGTATCTATATTTAGAAACATTTTACAAAATGAAAATGCATATTTTGAACCCCCTCCAAACTATATAATGAAATATCCCGGGATTCGAATTACATTGGATGAGGCCAATAAAAAAAAAGCCGATAATAAAGTTTATGGGTTAAGAAAAAGATACTCAGTCGCATTAATAACACAAGAAGTTAGATTAGATATTATAACATCTATTTTACAACTTCCTTATTGCGAATATGGGCGAAGTTTTGTTAAAGACAATTTGAGAAATACATTTTTTACATTCTACTACTAACTAATAGGAGGCACTATTATGGCATTAGGCAGATTATCGTGGGGCGATGTCGGTGTAAAAGAATACCAAACCGGCGTAGAACAAGGCGTTCTCTATCTGAGAAACACAGACGGTAGTTATCCGACGGGTGTTGCATGGAATGGTTTGACGGGGGTTACGGAATCTCCGTCCGGCGCAGAAGTAACCAAGAAATATGCAGACAACCAACAGTATGGCGGTCTGGAATCTGTTGAAGAATTTGCGGCTACCGTGGAGGCATTTATGTCTCCTCCGGAGTTTGATGTTTGCGACGGGTCAGCAGAATTGGTTCCCGGGGTATTGATCGGTCAGCAAAAGCGTAAACAATTCGGCATGGCATACAAAACAAAACTCGGCAATGATGTCGATAATGATGATTACGGATATATCTTGCACCTTGTTTATGGTGCAAAAGCAAAACCATCAGAGAAGGCGTATCAGACGATGAACGAGTCTCCCGATATGATGAGTCTTTCTTGGGAGCTTTCGACTACACCTGTTCCTGTCGCCGGTTTTAAACCGACCGCATCCATGACCATCAACTCTACAAAAGTTTCGGCCGCCGCGCTTAAGGCGATCGAAGATATTTTGTATGGTCTCGATGCTGTTCCCGCTGGCGAAGGTGGTACACCTCCTGAAGTTCCCGCGACCGACGCTCGACTTCCCCTTCCCAATGAGATCAAAGCCATTCTTACCGCAGCCGGTTAATTAAGCCATACTTTAAAAAAGGAGTAAAATTATGCTTGTACGTACCATGACCTATAAAGATTTCAACGAGGTTGAACGGACCGAAGATTTCCGTTTCAACTTGACAGGAGCAGAGATTGCTGAGATGGAGATGAGCGTCAATGGTTCATATTCTGAGATGCTCAAGATGCTGGTTGAAAAACATGACACCCCTGCAACGGCAACAATTTTCAGAAATTTGATCTTGAAAGCATACGGTGAAAAATCTTTGGATGGCCAGACATTTATGAAATCAAAAGAAATTTCTGAAAATTTTGCCCATACTCAGGCATACAGCGATCTGTATATGGAACTTGTTACAGATGCTGATGCGGCATCAAATTTCGTCAATGGGATTCTTCCCAAAGATTTGCTTAAGAATATGCCTAAATAAATAGAAAGGTGGCCAGAGAATGTTAACAATTCATATACCGGCAGAGGATGGTTGGGATGAAAAAAATAATTGTTTTGTCGAGTTGAAAGCTAGAACACTTCAGTTAGAGCATTCTCTGGTTTCCATTTCTAAATGGGAATCCATCACAGAAAAGACATTCATCAGTAATCGAAAAATTTCTACAGAGGAAACAATGTTATATGTAAAATGTATGACAATAACACAAAATGTAGAAGATGACATATATAATCGTCTTACTGATGAAAACATTCAACAGATCAACGAGTATATTGATCGGAAAATGTCAGCATTATATTTTCCGAAGGAAGGAACTCAACATGGTTCACAAGAATCGATCACCTCCGAGGTGATCTATTATTGGATGATTGCTCTGAATATTCCGTTTGAATGTCAAAAATGGCATTTAAATAGACTGTTGGCGCTTATTCAAGTTTGTAACATCAAAAACAAAACAGGAAAAATTTCAAAGAAAGCTTTAATGGAACGCAATCGAGCGATCAATGAAGCTCGTAGAAACAAATTCAAAGAAGGAGGTCCTAAGATATGAGAAAATGGCTAGAAACATTTACAAAAAAAGCTGTTTTTATAATTTTGATTGTCTCATTAGTAGACCTTCAATTATCTTACGTTTTGGCATTTCTTGGAAAAGAACAAATTGCTGAGAATTTATCGATCAACATAGCGACCACTATAATCTCAGTAATGCTTGGATATTTTTCGAAAGCATTATTCGAAACGTTCCTTGAAAAAAGAGAGGAGCGGTTAACAAAACATGAGGAAAAAGGAGAATAAACATGAACGTTCAATTTTTATCTGCGGCTCTACTGGCCATTTCAGTATTCACGAACATTACGGTCGAAGCCATCAAAAAATTTAAAGATAAAAACGGTGCCACGTACTCTTCGAATATTTTGGCAGTCGTTGTCTCCATGGTTTTAACCATTATCAGTTCTATTGTTTATATCGTATATAATAACGTTGGTTTTTCGTTTATGGTCGGTGCTCAGATTCTGATCATGATCTATTTGTCTTTCCTGATCTCGACATTAGGGTACGACAAAGTGATGCAAAGCATCAAACAAATTATGGAGAAAAAGGAGGTTTAAAAATGGATATCGAGAACAAAACTACTGTCGATCCGGATGCAGGCCCGGGTGATGATATGCCGAAG